ATTCTAAAGCGAGTCCTGGAGCATGACAGATTTTAGAATAGAATCTAAACTTTCTGCTTCCGCCTACGCCGCATCAGTTTCCAACTCCGACGAAACTCTCACAATTTCCCCGACGACAGGGGCAGTAGTAGCCTCGCTGAATCTGGGTAGTCCTAATGTCTGGACAGGACAGCAGACATTTTCAAACGCTACTTATTCAGCTCTTTTTACTGGTGGGAATGTTGGGATTGGGACGCCGACACCGACAAGCCTTCTTGACGTGAACGGGACAGTCACCGCAAGAACTAATATCATATCTACTACTGGTAAATTAGAATCTATTGAAATTAAAGCTACGATTTATGACCAGATGGCTATTGCTGAACAAGCTCACAATAATATTAAAACATTGAATCAAGAGCTTATTAATCGCAAACAATCTCAACCAACAACCGAGCCACAAAAAGCCGAATAATCGGGGCTAAGGGAAATAAAATGACACGGCGTGAACATGATCCAGAAAGCCTTAACCCGAACGACCTTAGGCGCGGAGAATACATCGAGTCAAAAACTGGGATGGTAATTCGATTCGAACTTGTCGGGATTATCATCGCTATTGCCATTCAAACGTTTGGTGTGGTCTGGTGGGGTGGGTCATTTTCATCAATCGTAACGACTAAGATTGATTATCTGCAGCAGTCTATCGCTGCGCTAAAATCTGAGGTGAAAGACAATCTGACAGATCGGTATACTTCAAAAGATGCCGCTAAAGATTTTTTGTCTGTTTATCAGCGAGTCGACAGGAATGATTCACGCCTGACGAGACTTGAACAAGAGCGTAAAACAGTATGACAATTTCAGATGCTACAGCAAAAATCAATGAACGGATTGCTGGTGACTGTTTGCATATTTTAAAAGATTTCGCCCGAATGGAAAAAGAGCATAAGTTACGGATTTCAAAAGCTTGTCTACGAGTCGGCATTGAACTTGACGCCAGAGATCAGGAGTTTCAACAATTAATCAACCGCATTGATGCGGTCATGGGGAGATAATTATGTTTAAAAAATTAAACGGTTACAAAACGTACATCATTTTAGGTATTGCCGTAATTCTCGGGGGCATTGATACCTATAACGCGCATTGCCTAGCTAACGCAGTTGTCTGCAAAGCCTTCAGTGTCCCTCCTTTTATTTACTCGATTCTCGCCGGGCTTGGAATTTATACGCGGTCATTAGTAGGCAAATAAATGTGGCTTGGAATCATTGCGTTAATCAATAAAGTTCTTGATCTTATAAACCCGTGGTCTGCGCGGTGGGCGAACAAAGCCACTGAGTCGGATAAGCGTGTTTTGAAAGCTCACGACGAAATGGTAAAGGAGATTGAAATTGAAGGACAAAAAAGTATGGATGCTTATCTTAATGCTAAGTCTCGCAAGCGCAAGCGTTAGTGGCTGCGCATCAAAAAACAATGACGCAAAAACTGCATTAGCGGCAACGGACTTTATTTATATCCCTAAAGGGACGGCTATTGCTGGGGTTGCGTTGCCAACGAACGAAAATAAAACATACACCATCGTTACGCCAAAAGATGGTTGGTGGATTTCAAAAGAAGGAGATATGAGAATCAATGGGTAATCCAGCGCAGAAAATGAGACAGGTATTTTTAATTGGCTGTTTAATCAGTTATGTTTTGATGCAAATATTCTGGGCGCTCGGTGGACACTGGGGGTTTTTCTGGGCATTTATATCTATTCTGGCAGCGGTGCTGATCTGGGAGGTTATAAACGTCACAGCTCTTTACAAGAAAACACTGTCGACTGAGGTCACTATCAAAATTCGAGACGGTGGCAAAAAACGCATCTATATGTATTTGGCGACTTTGTTCATGAGCGTTGCAATCGCTCTGCTGCACCTGCATTTAATATGGCAATAAATTTCAGGGGCATTTCAAAAGACGCTAATTTCAAAACACGTTTAATCTGCTTTGGCTGGTATTGGGGAATAATTAGTTTAACATTATTATTTGCTTGACAAATTTAGTTATTGCAATATTAAGTTTAAATGTTTAATATGTATCTAAATAAAGGAAAATATGGCATACACTTATAAAGATTTAACTGATGAAGTGAAAAGACGATCAGTCCGAGATCAGGGTGGGACTACCTTTGACACTGAAATTGGATTTGCCGTTAATACTTCTTTATTCCGAACTTGCCGAGAAGCTCTTTGGAAACCACTTCGCAGAACAGCCACTTTCAACACTCAGACCGCATACACAACTGGAACTGGGGCTGTAACAGCCACTTTAAATTCTGGAACGATGACTGTAGTTGGGGCAACCTTCATCACAGATAACATCAGGGTTGGACGCAGATTATATGTTTCTGGCACTCAGAAGCTTTTAAAAGTTGGAACAGTAAACAGTGAAACATCAATCACTTTCGCCGATTCAGAAGTATATGACGGGGCAACCACTTCCACTGGTTCTTATAAAATCTACGGGACGGAAGAATATAACATGCCGATTCAAGCGGGAAGAATTGGTCTGGTCTGGCATGAAAAACTTGGTTATCCCTATCCATTAGAATTTATCACCGATAAAGAATTCTATGATTCATCCGTCACGGTTATCAATGAAGCTATTTCTACCCACTATCGCATGTGGGGTGATGATATGGTTATGCGTCAGCCTAATTCGGGTTCAGTCATTCGTATTGCTTCATCAGTTTCAGGGGATACTTCAAAATCAGTTACAATTTTTGGAACTGTTTCTGGCTATCCAGATTTTGAAGTTATCACTACTAATGGTTCTAATGGAACTACAGCCGTATCTGGGTTAAAAACCTTCACCTCTGTTGAGAGAATTACAAAGGATGCTGCCACTACAGGACGCATTACAGTAGATTGTAATTCTGCGGCGGTTATCCTCGCCGTTCTCCCTGTAGGAGACTCGACTGGAGAGATCATGTATAAAAAGATTCAGCTCTGGCCATTACCAAACTCCATCTTTCCTATTCGAGTTCAGTATTATAAAGATCCTTGGCGACTCGTAAATGACGGAGACATGCACGAGCTTGGCGGTGATTTTGATGAGGCAATTATTCTTCTCGCTACTGCGAAAGTAAGTTATGGTCAGTCTAAAGCAGAGGGTGATAAATACTTTTTGTTGTATCAAGATGAAATTAAGTCGCTCAAACGTTACAACATTGATCGCAATCTTGACTGGAACACTTCCCTTAAACGCCCCAAAGACAGTCGGAGGAGAGGTACTCTGGGTAGTCGTGGATTTAGTCCAATGCAAGCAGGTGGTCTTTATGGATACGGTGGTTAATTGAGTTCCCCACTTTACACAACAAGAGCTGTTCCGACAGGAATTCCATCTTTAAGTGGTGGATTAAACTCTAATGCTTCTGGAATCTCAGTTCAAAATAATGAATCTACCGACTGTCAAAATGTTGATTATGATATTTTCGGGTCAGTCCTCTCTCGTAATGGCTATACAAGATTAAACACCTCTGCTTTTAATAGCGGGGCAACTTGGAACTCACTCCATTGGTTCGAGTTGTCCTCTGACACCGATTATATCATTGGAACATGCGGTAATAAGCTCGCCAAAATGGATGGCTTAGACGGAACGTGGGACGATATTACGGGGGCTGTAACCATCACTGCTGGAAATAATAATCATATGCGGTGGAAAACTTTCCTCGATACAGCCATAGGCACAAACAATGTTGATTTGCCGATAAAGTGGACTGGCACAGGTAATGCCTCTGTTCTAGGTGGAATCGCAGGTGGCGGTGTTGCCCCAACGATTACTAAAGTGAAATATTTAGAGATATTCAATGCTTATACAATTCTTGCAAATGTTACTTCTTCGGGAGTAGTCCAAAAGAACCGAGTTCACTGGTCAACCATTAACACCATTGAAACCTTTGATGCCGCCGATTTCAATGATGTAGATAAGAATGATGGTACCGAGATTACTGGATTAAAAGTATTGGGTGACAAATTAGTCATTTTTAAAGAAAGAAGTATTCATATTGCTCTGTTTACTGGTGACGCTGATATCCCATTTCAGTTTGTTAAAACTCCATCTCATGTTGGTTGTGTTTCTGGGGACTCAATCCAATTAATAAGCAATGGACTCAAATTTCTATCTCATGACGGTTTATATTATTTTGATGGCTCAAATAGCACAAAAATCTCAGACAAAATAACTTCCACCCTTGATTTGTTTAGTAAAAGCCGTTTTGCCAATGTCCAGTCTGTCTATCAGAAAGAAAAGAATAAATATTGGGCGTCATTTACGACCAATGGAAACGTAACAAATGATCGAGGAATTACATGGGATACCATCAATAATGCTTATTCTTTTTATAAAGGACATAATGCGAATTGTTTCGCAATTGTTAATACTGCTGGTGAAGAGCGTGTTTATTTTGGTGACTATTCTGGGTTTGTTTATCGTGCTGATACTGGAATTAATGATAATCCTAGCGGAACCGCAACGGCTATCGACTCATACTGGTACTCCAAATGGATGAATTTTGATGATCTGGTTGATAAAAAAGGAATTCCGAGTGTTTATATTTATTACCAAATTAGTTCATCAACACTAACCTTTGCTTATTCCTATGATTTTGAAAGCACAGATACTTATACCCAAACATTTAGCATGGCAACTAGTTCTGCTGTTTACGGAACGGCGATATTTGATCTAGATACTTACGCAGCAACGGGTGGGGCGATTAAACGAAGAGATCTTACTGGAAGAGGGACGGTCATTCGCTTTAAGTTTGCTAACGTAACCCTTAATGAATATTTCCGCATTGACGGGCTTGGAATTCTTGCTTATCTGGAGACTTATAAATGATCGTAGTTAAAGATTTTACTTTTAATGAAAACAAGGGAATGGATCAAATTCGCCGCTTTGATGCAAATTTAGCCAAGTTATTCCAAACCCTTCAAGGGCGGGTCAGATTTGGAGATGTAACTGATGGAAAACATGGTGAGAATATTTCGGGGGAGTTTCAAGTATTTACTACTTCAGCAACTCCAGATGCGGCAAATACAATCTCTCACACGCTTGGGGCTATCCCCGTTGGATTTCTCGTATTATATCAAAGCAAAGTTGGTAATCTCTACGGCAATCCAGACGGAACTGGTGGCGTAACCGCATGGTCAGATACTCAGCTGTTTCTAAAATGTAATATTGCTTCCGTAACCTTTGGAGTATTTTTACTTAAATGAATAATCAATTTAACATCAACTATGATTTCCCAGGGTTATGTGTTTTGTGCCACGTTGAAATAGCAGAGTTTAATGGGAGCGGGGCGAATGGTCGCCCGATTATAAAGGCTCTCAAAGGTAATTTCACCGAGATGAAAATCGGGTTAAGTGATAATAGCAAAATGACGGTTAGTCTTTGCAATAACTGTCATGATAATTTCAAACCCGAAGATATGAAACCACTCATGGAATCTGTAATCAATGGCTGGCAAAGTGAACTTGAAGTTGTTAATTGGACTGATAATAAAAAACTCGATTATATGGATAAATATTCTAAGTTAAAAGCCACAGACCATGGTGATTTTAGTTACTCAGACGAACAGAAAAAAAGAATTGAAAGTCCTGATAAAAAGAATTTAAATATTAAAGTGAGGAAATAATATGGCAGTTACTGCAAAACCATTTACATTTAGTGCGGGGGCTGCGATCGTTTCGGCTCAGCATAATTCTAATTTTGATGCCTTGTTTAACTTGGTTAACGGAACACTTGATACTACCAATCTCTCAGCTTCTGCTGCGATTGTGGATACTCAATTAGTTCAAATCTCAACGGCAAATAAAGTGGCTACGTCTTCCATTACAGGGACATTGGCTGGTGCTACGCTTGGAGTTGGTGAAGTTCTCTATCAAATTGGAAATGGTTCAGATGTTATCCTTACTGGGATTCAAGGTGATATTCAGTTTCCTTATGCTTGTACATTGACTCAGGTTGATTTACTTGCCGATGCAAGCGGTAGCATTGTCATTGATCTTTGGAAAGATACTTATGCAAACTATCCACCAACTATCGCAGATACTATCGTAGCCAGCGCAAAACCAACTATTTCAACTGCAACTAAATCGACTAATTCGACATTAACTGGCTGGACTACAGCGGTAGCTGCTGATGAAATTATTCGTATCAATGTGGATTCTATTACGACTTGTACCAGAGTTACAATGCGCTTGAAGTTTACAAGGACTTAAAATGCCACTCATTTCAATCGACTCATTTGATAAGCTGGTAGTTAAAGCGAATAGTTCTGGGACTTCGTTTGCGGATAGTTCAACAGCGAATCCTAAAACGATTACGGCTAATGGTAATGCTACGCAACTTCCTACGGCTTTTACTGACACTCCATTGATTCTTTCTTCGGGTAATATTAAGAACAATCTGACCGCTGGGTTTTTTAATGGGACGAGTGATTATGTTGTTGTTCCAGATCATTCGGATTTTGATTTCGGTACAGGGAATTACGATATTGAATTTAAGGTAAACTTTGCGGTTATACAAGCAGCTTACTTTTTTGACATGGACGCTCAAAATCTTGCAGTTAGTTTTTCTCCAAATACTATAAATGTTGCTCAGGCAGGGTCTTCAAGAATAAATACTGCTTGGTCACCAGTTAAAAATACTTGGTATCACATAAGAGTTCAGCGTGTTTCTGGAACAACAACGCTTTATATTGATAGCGTATCAACTGGAACACCTTATGTTGGTAGCGATACTTGTAATTGTGGAGCTGCTGGAATTAGGCTTGGGCTAGGTCATGGAACAGCTGTTTATTTTTCGGGTTGGTTGAAAGAATTAAGAGTTAGCAGTGTTGCTAGAACAGTAGCAACTCCAACAACCCAATATACCTCTGATGCAAACACAAAACTCCTTCTCCATTTTAATAACCCTGCTAATAGTCCGATTGCACCTGCGATTGCGTTTGATGGGACTGGGGATTATTTGAGTCTTGCGGATTCAGCAGATTGGGATTTAGCTGCCGCCGCCGACCCTATGACTATTGAATTTTCATTTATGATGACCACAGTCCAGTCTGTTCATTTTATCAGCAGAAACGGTAGCACTGATTGGGCGGTTGGATATGCGGCAGGGACATTCAGTTTCTTTCTTGGTGGGGCTGCGATTGCGACTTTTACTTTAACGCCCGTTGCAAATCGTTGGTATCATGTTGCGGCGGTCAAGGAAAGTAATGCGGCAAGCAAAGTTCATTTATTTGTTCAGGGGGTTATTGGAACAAGTGGCACGCATAACGCCGCTATTGACACAGCGAATGTGATTAATATCGGGAGAAGCACCGCAGGGACGGCACTATTGATCGGGTCGATGCGTGAACTCCGCATTTCAAATGTCGCCCGATACACCGC